CTCGGATCACAACCATTAAAACGGCGAACTTAATCAACGCAACCAATGGCGTCGCCATTGTACGACACATGCAACGACAACAGGTCAGTGGTGGAAAGAATGAAGCTGGAGGAGTTGCAGGAGGCACGTCGCAATGGCCGCGTGGGATCAACCCACCGGGTTGGAGACCACGTGGCGGCGCTCAACGAGCGCAGCGAGGCCAGGTTCGATTGGTGGGGAGTGGGCAAGGACCCACGACCACAACCAGGCGTGGTGATACCACCGCACCCCACGCTGGTAGAGTCGGACCAGGCCTGGATGGAACACAGGATCCAGTTAGGTCATTGGGAGGCGGAGTACAGCAGATCCTGGGCCCGCTCGACCGGTTGGCAATATACGACGGAAGAGTTGTTACCAACGATAAGTCCATCGACGAAACAACGGATGCTACAAGCACAATCGCTAGTGGCAAAAGCCGTAGGAGCGGTGCAGCTCGCAGAAGCGCAGCTCGCGCTAGACGTGCGCAAGCAGTTGAAGGCGGAACCAACGAACCCGGCGAGCGCACACATATGGAGATCGGTGGAGAAGGAGACCGCGGAAGGGTCGGCGACCAGGAATCAGGCGGAGGAGCTGATGTTGGATGCGTACCACCACTTGTCGAGAACACAACCGGCTGTGGACGCGATGATTGCGAGCAGGTCAGTGCGAGTCCTGACACTGAACGAGCGACTAAGCGAAAGTCGCGGCCGGCAAAACAGCGTGCCGGGTACATCCCACAGGAAGAGCTAATTAACAACTGGCTTGACGCCACTGTGGAGGGACATAACAGTCACAGTTACAAACGCTATGGTAGTGACCCGTCTGATTTGGCTGCAGCATACCGGGCACACCGGGAGCTGCTACCAGTTGGACATCCTAATGCATTGCCAAAGCGTAAGGTACACCCTCCACCACCACCTGTAACCGCGCAAGAGGAGCAAGACCTAGATGAGATGCGCGAAGCACGTGCGGTTCTACCATTGAATGTGCATGTGATCCTGACCAGCGATCGCGCTGAACAGGATTTTCAGGACGGCCCCCAGGCTCGGCGCGGAATGGGGAGGCCGGATCCGTTCACGAGACATTGGATTCTCGTGACGATAGCGCCACAAGTTGCGGATCTATGGTGCGATCTGCCAGCGAGGATAGCTTGGCGGTGCGCTTCCGAAGACTGCGGCATGATTCGGGACTGTCTGAGGGCGGGACCGTTGCCTGCTGCGGTCTTGGAGGCTGTAATTACGTCCGAAAGGGTCGTCGTCGACAGCGCGACGCAGTTCCAGAGCAAACGGGGTTACCAACAGGCATTTCTGGAAGAGGCTCTGGACGACCAAAGTTGGGTGGAGTTGAAGTATTGGCCAGGACCAGTAACGCGCGAAAATCTGGCAGGGGTGCTGGAAAGCGAGTGCGAGACACCATCAGACGATGGTGGGCCAATCTGCATAACCCAAACACCCAACAACGCAAGCGGTTGGAGATTGACGATGTTGAAGTGTTGCCAGCTCAGAAAGAAAAGAAGGATGGCACATTTGAGGACATCGTTATCCATCCAGGACGTAATGGGCCAAGTGCTCCATTGGGAGCCAGACCCAACGACAAAGACAGGGATAAACCCATAAAGAGGAACGCCTTGATTCCGTTCAAACCCAAACGGTTAAATTGGACGGAAGTACGCTGGTCTCGGAAGGATGCCATCGTTGATGAGGAGTTGTTTGGATTTTTGTCTCGCAAGGCGTTGAATAAGACACGTGATCGTGTCACCCTGTTGTATTTAACGGAGAGGGCTGACCGCTGGTTTAACGAGAGGAATCAATCAGGATTCACTGATGTGGAGATCGCAACCATCATGGCGTACACCATCGCCGCTGTGATGACGGTGCCAGAGGCGGAACAGCGAGCCTGGCACCTAATGGGTGGTTTGACCGCGCAAGAAAATATCAGGAATGCCACACGGTTCGGGGCTACGGGTAGGATACCTGAGAGCGGACTCCGAGTGTGGATGGAGCGCAATATGGTCGCCATCCAAGCATTTTTCGGTTGGGTGTCACGTGAGATCCCGAACCCACCGAATGCCGCAACAGCCCCTATCACTTAGGGAGGCCACCGCGCGGTGCCTGGCCAGTGTCAAGGAAGCACGGCACTAGCACCACTGAAGACAGAGACATACATCTATGATGTGGGTGCAGGTGCAGCATGTACACGGAATGTGGCCAGCATCACCCTGCCGCGCGATGGTATTTCTCACCACAGACAATACAGACAAACACACGCAATAGTTGACTTGCCAGCACGATTGTACGAGTTGGAGTTTGCATTCCACGTGAATGACCATGATGACTGCATATGCAATGAGTTGGTTTCACTGCACAATCGGCACCTTACAGACGATCCTGAGGTGTCGGTTACATTCACAGGGGTAGATGAGTTGCGTGCCGAAATGTTTCGCATGCTCGATCGAATGCGCCTCGACAAGATCAGGTCGTGGACGTACGAGAGTGTGATCAACAGAATGCCACCTGCGAAGCGTGCACGCTACTGGCGTGCCATGCGTAGGTTGCGCGAGAAATGGGACGTTTGTCCGAAGGACGCACTCATAAAGATGATGCTCAAGGCAGAGAAGTTTGATGTTAAGAAGCTCAAGGCTAAGAAGGCTGGGCGTTCAGTCCAGTATAGGTCTCCCGAGTATAATTTGGCGTTGATGGCTGCTGGCTTGAAGAGTATTGAGCACGAGGTCTACCAACGAATGCAGTTTGGGAAAACGGGCACGCGTAACATTGCCAAGTGTCTTAACCACACTCAACGTGCGCGGATACTCAAACGAAAGTGGGATGAGATGACTGACCCTGTGGCAGTGCTGCTCGATGCAACATCGTGGGATGCACACGTCCATACACAACTGCTGGCTATAGAGCACGAATTTTACACAAGATGTATGCCTGGCAATGATCGCCTTAAGTGGTTGTTGTCCATGCAGATGGTTAATCGCGGCTACACTAAGCGCGGATTGCGTTACAAGATCGAGGGTACGCGGATGTCGGGCGATGCTAACACAGCACTCGGCAATTGCGTACTCAATATGATGATACTCAACGCGTGGTTACGACGCTCAGGGGTTCAGGGTGAAATCTTGCTCGATGGTGATGACTCTGTCGTCATAATTGAGCGGAAGGACCTGCCCAAATTGGACGTGGGACACATTGCGGCAAATTATGGCATGAACATGAAGATGGAAATCGCCGAAACGTTTGAAGAGGTGGAGTTTTGTCAGTCACGACCGGTTGAATGCAATGAGGGGTGGCGCATGGTGCGTTATCCAGATCGATTGCTGTCGAAGGATGTCGTTGCTGTTCGTAACTTCACTCGACGTTGGCATGCACTTGCTGACGCGATAGGGCGATGTGAATTGGCCATATGCTCCGGTGTGCCGATACTGCAAGAATTCGCGTTGATGATGAAACGTGCTGGTGCTAAAGGGCGTGTTACCAATAAGAAAGGTAAGCAACAGACGTTCTCAGAACAGTTTGAGTACGCGGCCACTATGCAAGCGAAGACCACAGGATGGGACGCTTGCGACATTAGTGCCACCACCCGCGTATCATTTTGGAAAGCTTTTGGCATCTGTGGGGATCTGCAGGTGTCCATTGAGGGGTGGCTCCGCA